CCGTAATCAAGCAAACTTTAGATCAGAAGGCTGGGACTTGACATTTGAGCAGTGGCAAGCACACTGGGCAGGCATGTGGCATCGTCGTGGACGCACCAGTCAAGAGCTGTGTATAACTCGGCTAGATTGCTCTAGACCTTGGAGCACGGAGAATGTTATAATCATCACAAGACGACAACATGCACAACGCAAGTCAGGTGTGCGTGTGAGTCTGGGGCAGGGTCCCAGTGACGTGATCCTGGATCAGAGCTGGGCGGCCAAGCCGTGAACACAGGGCCTCGAACTCGCGAATCTGAACCTGGGTCAAGCGAGCACGGGGCTGTGTTTTGCACAGCACCCATTCAGAAGTTCTTGCGCCATCTCGACGAGCAAAATCATAACGACGTCGATACAGCTGACTTACAATTTCTGGATTCATACTGATATTTATTTGGATTAAATATGCACATAATGAGACCACTACTACCACAAGCAGGCAGCATGCCCCTGAAAAATCAGCGTCAAACCACACACATCATGTTGCCCCCAGAATGGTGGATCATGACCTATCAAGGCAGCATTTGTCAGATCAAAGTGAGTGACAACTATCAAGACGATGTACACAGCTATCGCCGCAATGGATGGACCAGTCGCACAGTGGCTGAAAGTACTGCTAGAAAAATGAATCAGTTGTTCCATTGTGAAGATTTTGGTGTGCAACAGATAACAGGAGCTGATCGTGGGCGAAGCTAGATTGAGAAAGAAAGAAATAGCAGAAATCAAACGGTGGGGTGGTCGCTTGATTGACACTCCAGTAAAGTCAAAGCCAGTGATGTTTAGAGCAGGCGATGACATGTGGATGATTGCTGATGCAGAATTTGGCGCAGAGCTTGCTCAAGCACATGCTCTTGAACATCCCGTTGAAGTGCAGGCAGCCATGGCACGCTTGGCTTTAATTGCAGAACGGTCTGGTATCAAGGAACGCGAATGTCAGCAGTGGTTCATGTTGCAACTCAAAATCTACGCAGATAATAAACTGTCAGAACCCATGCCTAAACCCATTGTGTTTGCGCAGTCGCATAAGTAATCAATATGAGCACGGAATCAAATCAAAAAAAAGTCAACGCCAAAACGGGCCGGCCCAAGGTGTCAAGCCGTGGAGGCGTGAGAGTCAACGCTGGTAGACCCAAGGGTTCAGTGGCCAAGGTCACCATTAGTTCATTGCTGGACTCAATTGAACTGCAAGGCGGCCAAAGCTACACTGACCTACTCACACAAGATTTCCTGGCTGCTCGACGCGGTAACGATTCTGGACTCACTGCCAAGTACCATAATCTCATCCTCAACAAGGTAATGGCCACAATGAATTCAGTAGAGGTCACCAGTTCAGCGGATGAAGTAGATGCCAAACAGGCAGCGTTCACAGCGGCCTTGGCCAAGATATCAGAAATTGCTGCCACAACTAAATAACATTATGCCGTTAACAAAATCAACATCCAAGAAGGCCTTCAAGGAAAACATTTCGAAAGAAATGTCATCAGGTAAACCACAGAAACAAGCCGTGGCCATTGCCTATGCTGTCAAACGCTCAGCGGCTGCTAAAAAGACTTCGAAGTCAAAAGGAAAAACAAAATGATGAGACCCAACTCAAAAACACAAATGGATCAAGGTCTAGGCTTTGATGGCGCTGGACGTGAGTCAACAGGATCTGTTCGTGGTGGTTTGCATGTGAATCGTTTCACAGGCTACATGAACGATGGTCGCCTTGTGAACAAAGGTCGTGGACCCACTGTGGGAAATCATGGTTGCGAGAATCCCAGCCGTGCAGGAGCCTCAGCGTCAGTAACAAAAGATCCTTACCAATGCCCACCAACCAGCAGCATGCCTGGTTTACCCCGGCAAGGTTCAGTTCGTGACTCAATCAACCGTGGTGCACAACACCGTGGTTCAGGCATGACAGCAGTGAAGAAACCTGGCAATCCTGATTCAATCCGCATTGGTCAAGGTGGCGGCACAAGTTATGGTGCAGTGACAAAAGGTAGTCGTCCAGTTGCCCCAGGTTCAACTGGTGGCATCAACTACGGTCCCAAGAGCCAATACTAAAGGACCAAGATGAACATACCATTTCAACTACAAGGCGACAACTTTGCCATTGATTCAAATGATGACAGTCAGCTGTATCAACTGCAACTGACTGGCAGTCAGGCACCCAATGCCATCCTGGTCAGCGTACCAGTTGCCACATCAAACACTGTGGTGGCTGTGCATGCCAGTTTCAATGAATTTGACAGCGACGCACAGATACCAGTGTCAGGCACTCCTGGACGCGGCATGATCGTGATCCCTGGCGCACCTCAACTGTTCACTCTAAACACCCGTGGTGCTGCCACTGGCAACTTGTTTGTGAGTGTGGCTTCAACTGCCAATGTCACTGTGTATTTGACCAGCGTGGTTGTCTAATAGAAAGAACTCAATATGCCAACCCTAATTACTCCTGCACTAGAGACTGTGGTCAACACAGGCAGTCAGAATCTCTACACCATTACCACAACAGACACCACACCAGGCATCAATCCAGGCAACGTTGTGATAGCCAACACAGCCGGTGGATTCACTACCAACTCATTCAGTTCATACAACATAGGTGACACTGTGGTGGTGAGTGGTTCTGAACTGGGCACTGGTGCCATTATTGGTTACACTTCACCTGCCACCTACTACATCACCAGCACCAATCAGAGCAATGCCTTTGTGTTGAGTGCCACAGAAGGTGGCGCCAATGTTATCACCACAGCAGGAAGCACAACAGGCTTGAGCTTTGTGGCTAGTGGTTCAGCGTTTCCTGACCAGGTGGGTTCTATACAGTTCAACACAGTGACGAGTCCGCAACAGGTGGTGTTCAGTGCCATCACTGCCAATGTAGGCACTGCCATCACTGCCAATGTGTCAACAGGTGTGTTTGGTCTGAGCAACGTTGCCAACATTGCTTATCAATTGAATGGTTATGTTGAAGTCACAAGTGTGCCTGCCACATACGGTTGGGTCAACGCCACAACAGGTGCTGCCATTGGACCAACTGCACCCGCAGGCATACCACTCGCAACTACCTTTTTAAACACCACAGCCAATGCAGTGAATGTGGCCTTAAGAGTCAGCACCTTGGATGGCTCACCATTTAGAGCACCAGCACAGATTCAACGAGCCGCTGCCACAGTGAATGAAATATCAGGCTACACAGTAGCATAAGGAAACACCATGAGAATATCAACCAAAAACATGCAAGCCAAAGAGATCAATCAAAAGCGTGGACCCACAACAGGCAACCACAACACAGGATCCAAACGTGCTGACGCCATGAGTGAAAAGGCCCGGACAGGTTCAGAGAAAAGTGAAATCGCCGACATGATCACAGACGCTGTGGCCCGACGCGGTGAACTCATGCGTGGTGTAAGAGATCCAGCAGTGGAGCCAGTAAAGGCCACAGTGAATGTTGGTCGTGGACCCACAAAAGGCAATGCTGCCAAGCAACAGAAATCTGGTGCTGCTCGCAAGGGCGCACTAGGCGCAACTTCCGGTTATTGATTCTCCCCCACTAGAGCACACAGGGTGTGTTCTAGTTTTTGATTTGTTTAGAAAAGGAAAAAGACATGAACAAACGACCCACCCCCACCCCCGAACCAAACATCTGGGATGACACTGCACCAGCTGCACCTGTTGAACCAGAAGTCAAGACCCCCAAGTCGAAAAAGCCAGCAGAGCCTGCGCCAGTAGAACGAGAGTTTGATCTGGAAGGACTCATGACTGACTTTCCCACAGCTCGAGATTTAGAACGCTTTGTGTATGATGAAACTGGTATTGTGCTGAACCTAAAAGGTCGTGCCAACAGACTCAAGTATCAAGTGGCCATGGACACACTCAACGGTGTCAACGTGGAAGAAAAGTACATTGGCAAAGACAATCCTTACCTGGACAAGACTGACCTTGTGCCAGAAGATCCACTCAAAGAACTGCCCGCCCGAGATCCGTCAATCCCTGGTCGCAGTGAAATACAGAATGAATTCTTCACAGCATTCGTGCCACACTCGGATAGTGAGTATCATAGCCAAGGTCGCAAGATGCATTGCACGTTCAAGAAGTACAAGAATGGCATGATCACCTATGAAGTGATTGGTCCCATTGAGCCGCGCCCATACGGTGAAAAGATTGACAAGTGGGGCAAGGTTCGTCCTGAGATTATCAAGTGGGTAGATCCACGCACAGGTGAGCAGATTGTGCAGCGTAGTGATGGCACACTCACTCCCATTGGTCGTAGACTACGTGCCATGATGCAGACCTTCCGCTACAACACAACCAATCAATGGGTGCGTTATATTGACAGAGACTTCATTAGCCTGGACCACAAGGCCGCTATCAATCCCTGGGACCTAAATGAATAATCCCACCATAAGAGACGGCATGATACACAATGCCCGAGAAGCCAGGGCCGTGGACGATGTCAAGATCTTGCAAAAGGTCAATGCTGTGAACCGTGAAGCGTTTACCCAACGCTTTCCCAATCAGATAGAACACCACATGCGTTTGGTGAGTGAACGCTTGCAGGCATGTCTAACCAAAGATGCTGACACAGTGCTCACAGACACCACCACTTGGTTGGCCACAACAGAAGACATCCTGAACTTGAGTCTGGCTCTCAAAAGCCTTAACCAAGTGCGTCAAGACTGGCGCTTGCCTGATCCAGAATAATGCTTGATCCCATTGTGCTCATGCGTCGAGCTCTGCGCTGGGTCATGGATCAGCATGACATCCCCACGCAAGCCTGGCGCACACTGCCAACTGATGCACAACAACGCCTACAGGAATTGACCATTGCTGTGGCTGACGACATGCGTTATAATGGTTTAAAATACTTTAGACCGTTTGAACATCAGAAAGCATTCTTTAACACCACCACTGATCGTAGAGGCATTCTAGCTGCCAACAGGATTGGTAAGACAGTATCAACCTGTTATGAAACAGCCTATCACCTTACTGGCTTGTATCCTGACTGGTGGACTGGACACCGTTTTGACAAGCCCATTACTGTGATGGTGGCTGGTGAAGGATGGAGTCAAGTTGCGCTGGTGTTGCAACAAGAATTATTAGGCACACCAGATGTCAAACTGCGTGAACAGATTGGCACAGGAGCCATACCTAGAGATTGCATAGTGACGGATACCATGCGAGGCGATGGTGCCAACTGTATTGGTGTAGAAATCAAACACGTGAGTGGCAGCAAGAGCTACCTGTTGTTTGCCAACTACACACAAGAGGTGCGTCAACTGCAAGGATTTAAATTGAATCTTGCGGTATTCGACGAGCAGCCTCCAGATGACTTCTTCAGTGAAATAGTAACACGTACTGCCACCACACAGGGCATGGTGCTGTGCTCGTTTACACCGCTGAAAGGTCTTAACGGCTTGGTGTCAAAGTTCTGGAATAGAGAACAAGGCTACGACTATGTGCGTGTGGCCTGGGATGATGTGCCTGAATACGACCCATGGGGCGAACCTTTTCTCTTGATGGAAACACGTCGTCAGCTGGAACGCGACTACCTGCCGCACGAGCGTGAAGCACGTATGCAGGGCAAGCCCATTCAAGGTAAAGGTGCTGTGTTCCAAATCCGAGACTGGCCCACATAC